ATCATCGACCGTCAATTAGTAATTCGAAAAGAACCTATTCCTGCTTGGAAGCGAAACGGTTTTAAAGTATTTTCTTCTTGGCGTAAGCGTCCTGATAACCTGTATGGTATGGGTCCACTAGACAACTTAGTTGGTATGCAATATCGCATTGACCATCTTGAGAATGCTAAAGCAGATGCTTGGGATTTGGTTGTCACTCCGATGTTTAAAATCATTGGTGACGTTGATGAGTTTGAGTTCTATCCGGGGGGTGAAGTACACATTGCAGAAGGTGGCGATGTACAGCCTTTAGCAGTCCCTGCTTCAGCTTTGCAAGTCAATAATGAGATTATGGGCTTGATGCAATTGATGGAAGAATTTGCAGGTGCTCCTAAGCAAGCAATGGGTATTCGGACAGCAGGTGAAAAAACTGCATATGAAGTTCAATCATTAGAAAATGCAGCAGGACGTATTTTCCAAGAAAAGATTACACAATTTGAAATTGAACTGTTGGAACCTCTTTTAAATAATATGTTACACATTGCTGTAAAGCATATGGATGGAAATGATATTATCCGAGTTATGGATGATGACTTAGGTGTAGCTCAATTTATTTCAATCACTAAAGAAGACATTACAGCTAAAGGTAAGTTGCGTCCAATTGGTGCGCGTCACTTTGCTCATCGTGCTCAACTAATGCAAAATCTTGCAGGTGTAGCTAATTCAAGTGTATGGCCTAAGATTGAGCGTCATATGTCAGATAAAGCATTGGCTAAACTTGTAGAAGATGCCCTACAGTTGCAACGATTCTCGTTAGTAAGTGATAATGCAGGGTTGATGGACCAAGCTGAAAGTCAACGATTAATGAATCAACTACAAGAAGATTTAGAAGTTGAAGCTCAAACATCAGCAATGCCGGAAATGTAACATGAATCTAAAAATTACGAAAGGTTTAGAAACCGAACGTAAAAAAGAAATTAAAGAGGCATTTGTAGCCTCTGCAACAATTCGTGAAAGAATGCGTCAAGTTCTAAAGGATGATTTAGACGCACTTATACGCGATATGGCGCGTGAAGATAATTTCACGCTACCTGCTTGGTCACAGCATCAAGCATATCGTCTTGGTGAAACTGAGGCATTACGAAAACTTATCTCATTATTAGAGGATTAATTATGTCTAACTTATTTGAGGAAACCCCTCAAGAAGGTAACGAAAATATTCAAGCTAATGCAACCGCAGAAGCTGCTTCTACACAGCCGGAAGTAAATGAGGCTGAGACCGGAGTTGCAACTGACCCTTATGTAGACCTGCTTAACGGCATTCGCACTCCAGACGGTCGTCAAAAATACGCTGATGTAGCCACTGCACTTAACAGCATTCCTCATGCACAATCAAAGATTGATGAATTATCAGGCACGGTAGCCGAACTGCAAGAGGAATTAAGTAAAAGACAAGGCATGGAAGAACTATTAGAGCGTATGCAATCATCTTCATCCGCACCAGAAATACCATCTGTCAGTGGTGGACTAGATGAGCAAGCAGTGACTTCGATCCTGCAACAACAACTTGCTCAGATGGAGCAAGCTAAGGCAAGGGAAGCCAACGCTGCGACTGTGCGTCAAGCATTGGAAAGCAAATATGGCGAGAAAGCAAATGATGTATTTAAATCTAAAGCTGCTGAATTAGGTGTAACGGAAGCACAATTCACAGAGTTAGCATTTACTGCACCAAAGTTAGTAATGTCACACTTCGATGGAATGAAAGTAAATGACCCGCAGCCGTTAGGTGGAGAAGGTATTAACACCGCATCCATCAAACCATCAGCTCCTGAGTATAAATCAGTTATGCGAGGAGCGTCTATTAAAGACGTAGTAGAGCAATTTAAAGCTCATAAACCACAATAAGACACTAGGAGATTTACATGTCTAATACTACAGTAAATACTGGTGCGTTCATTAATGACGAACAGTATTCCAATTTTATTTTAACCAACTTGCATGATGTCATGCTACCAGAAGCGTTCTATCGCAATGTTTCTGATTTCGGTTCAGGTACTACCTTGAACATCAAAACCGTAGGTACTCGTGCTATTCAGGACGCTGCGGAAGATTCAGATTTGGCATATAGCCCAATCGACAGCTCAACCATCACCATGACCATCTCTGAGTATGTTGGTGATGCAATGTATGTAACCGACGAGCTTAAAGAAGACGGTACTCAAGTTGAGCAATTGATTGCAATGTCAGCTGTTGAAACCACTCGTGCAATTGCAGAAGATTACGAGACTAAGTTCTTGGCTGCTGCATACGAAGGTCAAACTTCTGCTGATCCTAACAACGTGAACGGCTTCGCTCACCGCGTTATTGCATCAGGTACTAACGAAACTTTGTCAGAGGCTGACTTGATTGAAATGGGCTTGGCTTTCGATAAAGCTAATGCACCTATGGCAGGTCGTATTGCTATCGTTGACCCTGTTGTTGCTGCTACTTTCAACAAGAAAGTACAATTGTCAGCAGGTCTTGATCGTACTCCAATGTACGCAGCTGCATGGGAATCTGGCTTTGCTAATGAGCACAAGTTCATTGGTAATGTATTCGGTTGGGATATCTACACCTCAAATCGTTTGCCACGTGTAGCAGCTTCTACCGACATTGACGGTACTAACTCTACCACTAACGCAGGTGTTGCTAACTTGTTCATGTGTATTGCTGACGACAACTGTAAGCCAGTAATGGCTGCATGGCGACGTATGCCACGTTCTGAGACTGAGCGTAACAAAGACAAGCGTCGTGACGAAACTGTCACTACTGCTCGTTATGGCTTCGGTGTTCAGCGCAAAGATACCTTGGGTGTAATTGTAACTTCTGCATCTCACACCGCATAATTAGGAGGTATTTAAAATGGCTATTGAAAACACAGCAGGTTTGGGCGTAAACAACGTATATGGCCCACGTAAAACAGCTGAAGGTCGTAACGGCAACATTAACACCGCAGGTGTTGTAAAAGAGCTTGAACTCGACTTTCGTGGTGACAGCATCGGTTTTGTTTCTGCAACTATTCCCGCAGGTGCAAAAATTCTTGATGCATATGCAGACGTTGAAGAAGTATTCGGTGGTCTCACCGATCTTGACGTAGGTACTGACGGTTCTGAAGGCACTAACGGTGTGGACCTTGATCCTACAGCTACTGGCGTTTCTGACCTAACTCCAATTGGTACTTGGACAGACGTATTGGCTGCTTCAACTACCGTAGGCGTTGCAGGTACTGGTACTTCTGATGGTTCTGGTAAAGCAAAAGTAGTTATTCGCTACGTAGTTCTGTAAAGAACTAAATTAGGGGGAGCTTCGGCTCCTCCTTCTTCATCAAAAGCATACTTACCATCAGTGTGTTTCTGATGGAGACCTTAAACATAGGACAATTATAAATGGCAATTGAACACGTAAATATTGACGATCCAGAAATCCATGAACCAAAAGGTATTTCTACAGCTACAGCAAATAAAGTATATGTATCTGATGGCTCAGCTAGTGGTACTTGGATTCCTACGCAAGCATACATCGGTGCATACATTGAATTTGATGCAGTCACTCCTGCGTATCAACATTCTACCACAACAGCAGACACTGTATTAAACCCCACATTTAGTGTGACGCACTCTAGTGGTTTTACTGGTGAAACATCACCCAATGCTCGTTTGAAATACACAGGCACAGAAGATATTATTGCTGATTTAAGTTTAATTATGTCTCCAAAGCAAGCTTCAGGTAGTAGTAAAGATGTTGAATGGGTGATTTACAAAAATGGAGTTGAATTATCCGGCACTCGTGGTGTTCGTACTATTAGTAGTGGTAGTTGGGCTAGTGTTAGCCTTGGAGCATTGATTTCTTTGTCAACTGATGATTATATTGAAATATTCACTAAAGCTGATGCTGCATGTACTGTAGACTATTCTGGTGCATTTTTTACAATCAAAGGTACACCTGTAGTTTCTTAAAGGAGATAGCACATGAAAATGTCACTACTTGATCTTGTTCAAGATATTTTATCGGACATGAGCAGTGACGAAGTAAACTCTATTAACGACACTCTAGAGTCAATGCAAGTTGCTCAGATTGTAAAAAGTGTTTACTTTGAAATGATGGCTAACAAAAATTGGCCTCATCTAAAGAATTTTATTCGCTTGATTGGCTCAGCAGATAATACAAAACCTACACACATGCGTATTCCAGAAGATGTGAAAGAGGTAGAATGGGTTCAATACAATTGTCGTACTGAGAACAGTCCTAGTGTGGCTAAATACGAAGATTTGAAGTATTTAGAGGTTGACGATTTTATCCGTCACACCAATCAATATGACGTGTCAGCTGATAATGTGACAACAGTTACAGATTATTCATTAATTCCGTTCTTCATTAAAACAGACGAGCATCCTAAATATTGGACAAGCTTTGATGACGATTATGTAGTTTTTAATGCGTATAACAGCAATTTAGAGAGTACCCTTCAGCAGTCCTCTACACGCGTTCTAGCCTACGCAGACCCTGTATGGCAGATGCAGGATACCTACATCCCTGATCTCCCTTCTGAGGGCTTCCCTGCGCTTCTGGCAGAGGCAAAATCAACAGCTTTTGCTCGTATTAAACAAATGCCTGATCAAAAGTCTGAACAACAAGCTGTAAGGCAAAAAAATTGGCTATCTCGCAAAGCTTGGAAAGCTCATGGTGGAATCCAACTTCCTAGCTACCCACGCCGGAGTCGTAAATGAACCCTAAAGATTACAAGCTCGTGTTAGATGGCAACATGTGGCGCATTAAATTCGAAAAAGGCGGTCAATTGGCTTCTGCAC